TAAAAATTGATCATTATGTTTCCTCTGCATTGGCAAGTCCAATGTGTAATAAGTCTCGAATTCATCGAACTATATTACATGGTTGGTATGGCACCCCTGAATGTGTACCTGCAAAAATGCGAGTTTTTGAAAGAGATGGTGTGAAAATTGATCCATATATGATTGGTGTTAAGAAACTTCATCAGGAATATACACCAGAAATTCCTTTTAATAGGAAACTTTGTATGGATTATTTAATGTACCATTATCCTCCAATTGATTCAAGTAGATTGTTAACTTGGGAAGAAACCATTAAAGGTTGTTTGTCTATGGGTTTAATTCCGGTTATGGCGGGTACTTCTTGTGGTTGGCCCTACAATGTTGAAAAGAAAGGTAAAGGTAAAATGAATTACATTTATCAAACTGCTGATATGTCTTATGATTTTCTTCCTGAATTTCTTGTACATTTACAAGAACAAGATGAAAAACTTCGTCGAGGTCAACAAATTGAAGTAGTTTGGCAAGATACCTTGAAAGACGAAACACGGCCTTATGAAAAAGTTATGGCTGGAAAAACTCGTTTGTTTGCAGCATGTCCTATACATTATTTATTTTTGATGCGAAAGTATTTTGGTAGTTTTGTGGGATATGTGCAAAGTCGATGTGTTGAACATCCTATTGCAGTTGGAATTAATGTCCACTCAATTCAATGGATGCAACTTTATTATCGATTGTCGCGGACTGCAGGTTCTGTTATTGCTGGAGATTTCTCCAATTATGATGGAAAATTACCTGCTTATATCACGAAATTTGCTTTGGAGTACATTAACCGCTGGTACAATGATGGACCGGAGAATGCGCTTGTACGTGAATTGCTTTTTGAGCATATTTACCATGCATGTCGTATTCGAGGTAACATTGTTTACTATGTTTGTGATGGAAATCCTTCTGGAAATCCGATTACTTCAATCATTAATTCGTTAATTAATGTAATAATGACATTTATAGTACTTGTGGAAGATCTTGGGATTGCACCACTCGATTTTGAATTAACAAAATACGGTGATGATAATGTTATCACTACAAAAACAAAAGGTTTAAGATGTTCTGATCTTTCTCCTCATTATTTAAGAAGATTTGCTCTTGAATATACTCATTTTTCAAAAGATGCAGTAGATCGAGATGATACTTTAGGAACAATTAGATTTATTAGTAGATCTTTTGTTTTGAGTAATGGAGTAATGTTAGCACCTTTACCTGCTCGAACCATCATTGAGTCAACTTATTGGTGGAAAGAAGCAAACGATGAAAGAGCTGCAATTGTTGAAACTGCACGTTCTTATTTTGCAGAGGCAGCACATTTTGGTGAAGATGGTTATAATGACCTAAGTCGACTTTACCTAAAAGCTGTCGCACAGGTGGATACTGATGATTTTTTAAGTAAGATTATCTCCAAGTTAAATGAACCTTGGAGTTTCTTCTTTATTCGAATGTACAATCCTGGAAAAGACTTACTGTCGGAGGGCTCACTCTTTGTAACTAAATTTCCTGAATTAACTCAGAACAGTAAATGCATCAACTGTAATAAACATGTATGCACCTGCTCCATCTTTGATGATCTTATCTCAGAGTGGGGGCTTGTACCTTGTGAGGCTAAACGCCCTGGTTTGGAGATTGAACTTGAATCTAGTTCTCGCACTTATGAAACTGATTTTGTTAGTGCGAATGCAGATGGTTCACTTCCAAATGCTAAAGGAAACCAAGAACCTATGGTTACAGAACAGGTTCAACTTGGAGGATATGCAGATATTGCTCCAGCAGGGTCTGCTGCTGTGAATTCTGAAACGATTCAGAAAGCTCACATTGCAACAAACTTGCCCAGTTATGATTTGGATAAAACAATCGAAAGAGAGTTTCCAATTTTTGATGGGCTTACTTGGGACAGTTCTCAAGCAACTGCAACAATCCTTGCAGATATGTTTTTCCCATATCTTTTGTTTAATCAAGCTTTTATAGCAAACAAAATTCGGGATTTTCGTTATTTTAAAGGAGCAGTTCGAATTACTGTTCGTGTTACTGCAAATCCTTTTTATTATGGAAAATTGATTTTATCATGGATTCCTAATAAGAAGTATTTGCGTAATGAAGCAGCTTTTTATGCTGATATTTCTCGTGTGTCTAGTTTGCCACACATTTTAATTTCAGCAGAAGAAAGTGAAGCAGCTTCTTTGGATTCAGTTTTTGTTAATGAAAAACGTTTCATCGACATTCCTGTTCATGATGATTGGGA